AACGGTTGGTATTTTTGGGACGAAACTCTCGCAAATTGTTATGGGCCTTATGAAACCAGAGAAGAGGCCAAGACACATCTTTACAAATATTCAAAGCAATTAAAATGAACATTCTTATTATAGAAGCAACAAGCAAAAGAAAACCTTTGGCAGAAGATTACAGTGACACTTCTATTGTTCATTGTCGTAATAGTCTTATCTTGAAGAAAGCTTTAGGCGCGGATCTTCTTGATGGCGAATACTTTTTGCCGGAAGCTTTAAAAAAGCAGTATGATGTCATTATTTGCTGCTACGCTTCTCCATACATGCCTCATGTGCCTTATCGCCAAGTTTTAGAAAAGAACCCTAAAGCTCGCTATATTTGGCTGGTGAATGATCACGACGTAGAAGACAATCAGCTTTTGCGCTGGGGAATTCAAAATATGGGGCTGAGCTACGACATGATTTGTAATAATCCTAGAGAAGGCTATAGGCACTGGATTCTGAACAAAAATATTGCAAATAAGAAACTTAATGACTTTATCAATAAGTGGCTTACAGTTAATTTGAATTCTCTTATTGTTGATGAGAATAGACAGCCCGTTGATATTAATAATAAAAATGGCGTTATTTATTATGGCACTTATCGCAAATGGCGCGCAGAATCTTTTAAAAAGTTTCTAACAAAAGGAGTGTTTCTTTCTGCTTCCAATAAAAATTGGAAGAAATTCCAAGCTCTTGGTTGTGATTGCGACTATATTCCAAAACTTGAATGGCAAAAGAACAATGAAGATTTGCGCAAATACAAATATTCAATTTATATTGAAGACGAGCACACTCATTCTCATTACGCTTTTCTCGCCAATCGCTTTTACGAATCTTTGATGGCTGATGTTGTTATGCTTTTTGACGCAGATTGTTCAAATACAATTAAAAAATGCGGGTATAAAATACCAGAAGCTTTAATTGTTGATAAAAATAAACTTAAAAATGGCATTGTTTCTTACGCAGACTCTTTGGCTTTTCAAACTAATCTTTTGTTTCAACAAAATTTTATCCCTCAAGCGATTGAAGAAAAACAAACAACAATTAAACAAATAAAAGAATTCGTAACATGAAATTCGTAAGCAAGATTAAAGTAACAGAAAAATCAGCTCGTAAACTAAAAATTGATCTTAATGAAAAATATTTAATCAATATTATTTCTAAGATTAATATTGGTATTGATGATGCTGTTCGGGCATTCGTCTCTATTCCAAAACTTGAAATCAAAGGAGAAATAGAAATCAAAGAAGTTAATTTTTTGGACAACGAAATTGACATAGAAGGTTGGCTGGTGACTGACTCTGACAATTACCTTTGTCAAGTAAGGTTTAGCATTTCTCAAGATATTCCGCAAATCGTTGACAATAAAGAATATGACATATAAATCAAATCGCACTTTTAATCTTTTAGCCGATAATCCAGAAGAAGGAATATCTTGCCAAGAAATAACTATTTGTGAAGATGATCGCTTAAACATTATCCACAAAATCAAAGATTTGTGGTCTAGGGAAATTGAATATTGGCAAACAAACGATGGTTGGTTTTTAAAAATTACATCTGATAATATACAATACTTTTATAAGGAAGAAGAATAATTTTATGATGACCCACAAAGAGCAGGAGGAAAAGGTTTATTCAGAGTTTTTAAATGTAAAAAAAGATTTTGAAACTCTTCTTGAAAGAAAAATCTCTCGAAAGAATTTTAAAAAGGCCATTGTTGATGCCACTAGAATTGCCGTAAAAGACCAAGATCATTTTAATAAAGCCGAAAAAGAAAAAGACAATATCGCAGCTTTTTTTAAAAAGTGCGAAACTTATCTGGGCGAAGTTATTTGGTCTGAAATAAAAGAAAAAAATATAAAGATAAATATTCTCTATCAAGACACTGCGCTGCTATCTTGGAACGTTCCTGTTGATGTTTTTTTTGATGGCGAAGAACAATACGAACTTGGAATGAAAGTTCTTTTGTCTAGCTTTTCTGAAGCTATGTTTTCTTTTTTCTTAACCCCTTCTCTTCGCGAAGCAGTGATAAAGAATGATCCAGCAGCTATCAGGCATCTTTATAGCTCCTTTAATCGCCCGTCTATGAATTCAAGCCTAGTAAATTTGAAGATGTTAAAGGAATGTTTTCCAGATTTTTACAAGCATATTACAACCCAACTTGATATTATGACTGTTGAACAGATGCAGGCTTTTATCAAAAACAAGAACGTGGACAAGCCAAATAAATCTAAAAATGCTAAATTTAAATGAGAAAAAGTTTTTATTCTACAAATAATAAATTAATAGATATAAGCCAGTGGGACACTTCTGGTTCTCCGCTAGACCTTTATTCAAGGTATGGCTGGGAAGGAGCAATGGCTTGGGGAAATTTAATTCGCGACGAATTAAATGAATTCGGACCAGGAATAAAGTCTGGCGATATTTTTTTGGATATTGGGGCTAATATTGGCATGTCTTCAATTAGAGCGGAATCTTGTGGTGCAAGTCAAATATATGCAGTTGAACCCGATCCAGATATTTACGAAGCACTAACAAAAAACAAAGCAAATAATTGGACTCTAAATAATATAGCAATTTCCTGCGAGGAAGGTTCGATAAAAATCAATAAATGGCCCAGCAATTCTGAATCGCGTTTAATTACATGTATTACTTTAGATCAGTTTTTTGAAAAGCACAAAATTGTTAAAATAGATTATATGAAAGTTGACATAGAAGGAGCTGAAAAATTTGCATTTAAAAATGTTAAGGATGAAGTTTGGAATAAAATATCAAAAGTATTTTTTGAATTACATTCCTTTACTAAAGAAGAAAGAGTCGATTTTGTTAAGTTCATTAGATCCAAAAAATTTATTAACACTCATATAAAGCTAGGGCGTGGCCAAGATTTTTTGTGGGGTTGGAAATAAAACATGCCGCATCTCAATTCAAACGTGCCGGTTTTTGCAGCTTATTTAAAAAGTGATTTTTTGTATAATGATGAAAATAAAAAAACTGATTATGTTTTATGCGAGGTTTTTGGCGTTACAAGTTTAACCAGAAGGTGTCTGACGTTTCAGGTGATGACAGAGTTTGGTTCTCGGCACGACAGAGTTCCAATTCATTATCTTGTTAATGAGCCGCAGCATTCTAAATTGCCGCTAGACTGGTTGCAGCTTTGGGACTGTTTTTCCTATGATTTTTCCATAACAAGATGGGAGTATCATAAAAATGCCAAAGTAAACGTGCAGTTAAAAAACCACGAATGGGTTGAAGGCAAATATTTATTCACGATTGACTGGCACGACAATCCCGACTCTGCCTACGGCTATTCCGAGATGGCTGGAGGTCATAAATGCGGTCATTTGATTTGGGGATTAAAAGATAAAAGTAACAATCCAGTTAATCAGCTTTTTCTTCAGCCGAATAATCGAGTATTTTGGAAAGATGGTGGAGCTTTTATTTCCAAAAAGCTTGACAAACCAGATTGGAAAGTATTTACAAAGGAATTCTCTTGCGAAGGAGAGGGTAAATGGACCGCAGAAGATAACTGGGACTATTTTTACCAATTTAAAAAAGAATGATCGAAGTTCAAATAAGTAATGATATGATTAGCGAGGCTTTAGAAAGAGCCGCGCAAGTTCCAGTTCTGAACAATTCGGACACAAATAATCACGGAACCAAAATAGCCGCGCTCTCTGATTTGATGGTTCAGAAAACTTGGGGCGGACGAATCGTATCTGATATTAGCTTCGATTTTGATTGGATCTCGCCCAAGCTATTTTTATTTGAAATTAAATCCAAGGAGCGCAACGTTGTTCCTCAGCCTTGGCACAATTGCACAGTAAAAGAATACAACACCAAACAAAAATGCGATTACTACCTATTCACTAGCATCTTTGGTGATTATAGTCGCGGCTGGATTTTAGGCTATATCAGTAAGAAAAATTTTTTTGAGCGAGCTACTTATTTTAAAGGCGGCGATTTTGATCCTGATCCAAGAGGAGACAAATACAAGTTCCCATCCAATTGTTTTAATCTTAAAATCGAACAATTAAACTGCAAATAAACATGAAATTCGAAATCACCCAAGGTTGCACAAAGTATA